CATCAAGGTACTTGATGACAAAGAACTAGGGTCAACAGTTGTTAAAAGTAATCTAAGAGAAGTAGGCAGATTAAATGGACTAGTTGTTGACGGTTCAGTCAGCATCAATCAATATTTGTATTACAACGGAGTTAGCGATCGTTTAGGTCTCGGAACTGACGAACCCAATGCTGCTCTAAGTATTGCTGATATGGGCGTTGAAGTTATGCTTGGTACTACTGAGCACGGACATGGTATGCTAGGAACATTCTCTAGCAACGATCTAGATATTGTCACTGACAATACTTCACGCATCACAGTTAAATCAAACGGCGATATTAAACTAGGCTCATCAAAACCAATACAAGTTACAGTAAACGGTAAACTAAGTGTTGGTGTTGCAGTGCCAGATCCTAGTGTTGATCTTCATGTTGCAGGTGCTATACGATTCAACAATCGTTTGCATATGTACAGTGACAGTCTTCCAACTGTTGGAAACTATCATCTAGGCGACATTATCTGGAATACAAATCCGCGTGTTGATAACTTCGTTGGTTGGGTATGTACCCGTGCAGGAAGTCCTGGCATTTGGAGTGTATTCGGCAAAATCGAATAACGTGTCACAGGCTGCGGTCATCGGCAACGGCGAAAGTCGTAAACATATCGACCTTTCACTTTTTAAAAAAACACATACCTTGATCGGTTGTAATGCTATCCATAGAGATATCACTGTGGATCATTTGATCTGTTGTGACAGACGCATGGCTGAAGAAGCCACAGACAATCCAGAAACTAAAAATAGTCTAATCTATGTTAGAGAAGATTGGTATCACTATTTTAGAAAAATCAAAAAGAATAAAAATATAAGAACAGTTCCTGAACTTCCCTATAAAGGAGACCTACGACAGGATCAACCTATTAACTGGGGTAGTGGCGGTTATGCTGTACTACTTGCGGCACATTTAGGATTTAAAGAAATAAATCTTATAGGGTTTGATTTATTTTCAAGGAATGATAAAGTTAATAATCTTTATAAAGATACTGACAACTATTCTAAAAGTCAAAGCCAACCAGTTGATCCTTCATATTGGGTCTACCAACTAGATAAAATATTCAACTTATATCCGGATACACAGTTCATTATCTCTAACGATTCTTATTGGGTAATGCCTAAAGAATGGCGCCATTCAAACATAACATTTGAAAATATTTCTCAATATACCATTGACAAATAAATACCTTGCTAGTATACTATACTAGTTAGTTAGTGGACTCTATGGCATCATCCCACTTTAAATACTCTGCAGTCATCAAACTTGCTACCTACAAAAAGGAGACTAGAGATGGCAAAATTTTACTCAACAAAACATTACGGACACAACATTGGTCTGTCGGCGGTATTCCGTCAACCAAACGCAGATCACAGTCACTGTCATTTGCTTCACGGTTACAGTCTAGCGTTTACTTTCACATTTGGCTGTGACACATTAGATAATAAAAACTGGGCAGTGGACTTTGGCGGACTCAAACCGCTGAAAGCATGGCTTGAAGATCACTTTGATCACAAGTTGGCTTTAGATAAAGCAGATCCACACTTGGCCAAGTTTCAAGAACTAGAAGCATTAGATCTAGCAGAGATACGAATCTTCGATGGCGTAGGTGCAGAGAAGTTTGCCGAACATGCTTTTAATTTTGCTGATCAGTTGATTCGAGAGAAGACTAACAATCGTTGCTATTGCGTTAAGGTAGAATGTGCAGAACATGGCGCTAACTCGGCTATCTACGAAGGTTAAAAGTCTGTGGCGACTTTGGGCCAAAGCATTAGGTGAGAAGTCAGGTGCTACTGATCAAGAAGCTGACCAGGTGGCACTTGTTCGAACACTTATTGTTCTGACCTATATCATCACAAATCTGTTTATTATTGCCGGAGTCATTAGACATTGGTAAATAATAATATGCGTACATTTAACATCAACTCACTTGCAATCGGAAATGATCTTCCATTTGTGCTTATCGCTGGCCCGTGCCAGATCGAAAGTCAAGAACATGCCGAAGATACCTGTGCTAGACTTATTGCTATCACAGCATTACTTGGCATCCCATTAATATATAAAAGCAGCTTCGACAAAGCCAATCGTTCCAGTATTACTACTAAACGAGGTGTAGGCATTGAAGAAGGACTTCAAATTCTCAATGCTGTCAAACATCAGTTCGGAGTGCCTGTTTTAACAGATATTCACGAATCGTGGCAGGCAAAAGAATGTGCAGAGGCCGGCATTGACATTTTACAGATACCTGCATTTTTGTGCCGACAAACGGACTTACTGCTGGCGGCTGGTGAAACTGGCTGTGCTATCAATGTCAAGAAAGGACAGTTTCTTGCTCCTCACGATATGAAAAATGTTGCTGAGAAGATTGCTTCAACAGGCAATGAACGCATAATGTTATGCGAAAGAGGATATACTCATGGATATAATAATCTTGTTGTTGATATGCGTAGTCTACCCATTATGGCTCGCACCGGGTATCCAGTGGTCTTTGATGCTACTCATAGTGTCCAACAGCCTGGAGGAATGGGAACAGTGTCAGGCGGAGATAGATCCATGGTACCATGTTTGGCGAGGGCGGCTGTAGCAACAGGATCAGTAGCAGCAGTGTTTATGGAAACTCACGAAGATCCAGACAATGCACCCAGCGATGGACCTAACATGATTAAGTTAGATGACCTTAGCAATATATTAAAAGACCTAGTGGCAATAGATGGATACCTCAAACGAAAACCTCAGTAAAGAAGAACGTAAACGGCTTAAAGCAATACGCAGATTAGAAAAAGCGACATCAGTAATAGAAAATACTGATTTCAGTGATGTTCAAATAACTGTGTTATGTGTTAAGTACGGTGGACGATATGGTCGCGAATATGTAGAAAGACTACGTAATATGGTGGCTCGACATTTGACAATCCCCTACGAGTTTGTCTGCCTCACAGATGATGCTCAGCCTATTGAAGGTGTAAGAACAATATATCAGCCTAGTGCAGGTTACACAAAACTGTGGTGGCATAAAGTTCATATGTTTGATGCTAGACTTCCCTTAGCAGGTAGAGTATTGTATTTCGATCTTGATGTTGTCATCCATAATAATATTAATCGATTAACAACTCCAGACTCAAACGAGTTCTATGGTATTAGAGATTTTAATAGAAAATTTCATACCAACTGGACTAACTTAAACAGTTCGGTGATGTGTTGGACACATGGTACACAGACCCACATCTGGGATAAGTTTAAAGAAAATCCCCGAGAAGCACAGATACTGCCTGGAGATCAAGATTGGATTTGGAAAACTTCCAGAGACAGAATCAAGTTTTGGCCTGAAGAATGGATACAGAGCTACAAGTGGGAAATACGATCTCGTGATGATCTTGTAGTACTCAACGGCAAGAGACAGTTTAAAGAATCCAACGACAGTATCGAACCGTCTCCAGAATGCTGTGTCACAGTATTCCACGGCGATCCAAAACCTCAAGACGTAAGAGATAAGTTTGTAGTTGACAACTGGAAGTAGTGATGCTATAATAGTAGCATGAACACTACACACAAACGCATAGGCTTTGCCTGCAAATGGATCGACGGTCCTTCACAGATCGACGGTATCAAACAAAAAGACAACTGCAAACAGTATAATACTGGCAGTACCACAGTGGCCTGGTTAAATAGACAGACTAGAGAAGTTGCAGATCAACGACTATGGGACCTAATGGTAGGTAACATCGAATCTGTACATAAACTAGTTGAACTAGTGGGGCAACAACATGAAGATCTTAGAATGGTACGACTCAGCAGCGATATCCTGCCTGTCTACACTGAGCCTACTTGGGGCCGGTTTTGGCGGGATTCCGCTGTACGGTCCTATTGCGAAAGAGAGTTTGGAAAGGTGGGAGCTTTGGCTCGCGAGAGGGGTGTTAGGTTGTCTTTTCATCCTGGGCAGTTTTGCGTGTTGGCATCTGAGTCAGATGACATTGTCAACCGCTCGATAGAGGAGTTTGAATATCATGTGGACATGGCTCGCTGGATGGGATTTGGTAAAACGTTTCAAGACTTTAAAATCAACGTTCATATCGCGGGTCGACGAGGCCCCAATGGAATACGTGCTGCGCTGGCTCGCATGACACCCGAAGCACGAAATACACTAACAATCGAAAACGATGAAATGACCTGGGGTATCGAAGACAGCATTGAGCTAGTCAATGATTGCGCCCTAGTTTTAGACATTCATCATCATTGGGTAAAAACTGGAGAATATATTGAACCGTCTGACGACCGTGTTAAAAGGATTATTGATAGTTGGCGCGGTGTGCGCCCTGTCTTACACTACTCTGTTTCTAGGGAAGACGTACTCGGAGCACATCCCGGACACACCCGTCCCTCTCTTCCGACCCTCTTAGAAACAGGTTATAAGAAAGCAAAGCTCAGAGCACATTCTAACTTTTACTGGAATACAGCAGTTAATGAATGGGCACTGAGCTTTAGAGAATCACACGATATGATGTGCGAAAGCAAGGCTAAAAACTTAGCCAGCTTTGCTCTCTACGAGCAGGCTTTAAGCCTGGGGCTTTGACTTAGGCTTGCGAGGTGCTTTTGGCTTTGCTGTTTTAGGAGCAGCAGCCTTTTTAGGAGCAGCCTGTTTGTTTACAGCCTTTTTAGCCGGAGCAACTGATTTAACCACAGCCTCTGTAGCTTTTACAGCAACTGGGCTAGGTTCTACCACAGGAGCAGGTGCTGCTGGTGTTTCCACTTTATACGGCACTTCTGCGACTGTTTCTGCTGGCTTACCGCCAAATAGTTTTTTGAGTAATGATAACATAAAGAAATCTCCTTGTGAGTTTATTTATGGTTAAATACTACTATGGCATATAATTTTATCAAATACGTAACTCTAGCAGAATCAGCTACTCCCAAATCAATAGCCCAGGAGAAACTGAGCTATGCCCGCGGAGATCTAGATCCTGTAATGAGCGAAGATACTATAAACTACCATTATGGTAAACTGTATAAAACATATGTCGACAGATATAATAAGGGCGAAGGCGATCCAGATTTTAACGAAGCCGGAGCATTTTTACACAGCATTTATTTTACTCAGTTTAAAGAACCTGCAAGTTCAAATCAACCCGAAGGTGCTGTTAAAGATTTTATAGAAACACACTTTAAAACTTTTGATAAGTTTAAAGACGAAGTAGAAAAGACTGCCATGAGCATACAGGGCAGCGGATGGGTTTATCTAGCAAAAAACGGCAGTATAAAAACCATCAAGAACCATCAAATGAAAAGCGATATCATATTGCTGATCGACTGGTGGGAGCATGCCTGGGCCTTAGATTATCAAGCAGACAAAGCTGGTTATCTAAAGAACATTTATCGTATTATTGATTGGTCCGTTATTAATACACGTTTAGGTTAACAAGGAGAACTACTATGTTAGAAACTTTATTTTGGTTAGCATTAGGTGCATTTATCGGTTGGAACTTCCCGCAGCCAGATTTTGCCAAAACCATCCAAGCTAAGATCTTATCGGTATTCAAGAAGTAAACAAAACCAACGCCTAAGGCGTTGTATATATAAACACTCTAAAGGAGAATGTTATGAAGAAGTTAGTTATAGCATTGTTTATTACAGCAGTTGGAATCAGTTCTGCTCACGCTGACGGATATCGTCATCACGGTGGTGGTTACTATCGTGGTGGAAATAACTGGGGTTGGGTAGCACCTTTAGCTATCGGTGGAGTTATCGGATACGAACTTAGTCGTCCGAGATACTACGAACCTCCTGTAGTTGTTCAGCAACCAGTAGTTGTACAGCAGCCTATCTATTCAGTAACTCCAGTACAAAACTGTACATTATGGACTGAAACTCAACACGCAGATGGTACGATTACTCGAACTAGGACCTGTACACAGTAATGGCATACAGTGACAAGGTAATCGATCATTATGAAAACCCCCGCAATGTGGGTAGTTTTGATAAGTCTGATCCTACCATTTGTACTGGTATGGTTGGGGCACCTGCTTGCGGAGACGTTATGAAACTTCAGATCAAAGTCAACGATCAGGGGATTATCGAAGATGCAAAGTTTAAAACTTACGGGTGTGGTAGTGCTATTGCTAGTTCTAGTCTTGTCACCGAGTGGCTCAAGGGCAAGAACTTGGATGAAGCACAGTCCATCAAAAACTCCGATATCGCTACTGAGCTTGCGTTACCGCCCGTTAAAATACACTGTTCAATATTGGCAGAAGATGCTATCAAAGCGGCTGTAAAAGATTACAGAGAAAGACACAATGATCACGTTAACTGACAAAGCCGCAGAGAAAGTTAAAACCCAGCTAGAGCGTAGAGGAAAAGGACTAGGCATTCGTGTAGCTGTAAAAACTACTGGATGCTCTGGACTTTCTTATGTTATCGAATACGTAGATTCACCAAATCCAGAAGATATGAGTTTTGTGGATAAAAGTGTTCATGTATTTGTAGATCCAAAAAGTCTAGTCTACGTCGATGGTATTGAAATGGACTGGGTCCGCAACGGACTCAACGAAGGTTTTGATTTTAAAAATCCCAACGAAAAGGCACGTTGCGGATGCGGTGAAAGTTTTACCGTTTAAAACTTACCCACTGGTAGTTCTGTACTAGCTGGCATATCCCAAATTTGTTTGCGTTCAACGCCCTTGCGTTGCGCAAATCTCTTGTGATCACAGTTTGAACAACAATGGAAATAGTTGTTGCTTAGTCTCTTGCGATCTATATGCTTTAGATCTCGCTGAAAAATCTCATCGCAGTTGTCGCAACGAAATATTGCCACGGTTTTTGATCGTGTGTAATGGTGTTCGAGACCAGTTTTACTGACTCTAGAGTGTTGACTTTCTTGGATTTCTTTTTTCAAGAACATTGATTATTTACATTCGGCTTATAGAATTTATTGGTAAATACTAGAGTAAGTTACAATCTTAGGATCAACTATGGCAAGAAAAGTTATTGATATAGGTGCAGTTGGTAATGACGGCACAGGCGACAGTATTCGCGACTCGTTTAGAAAGGTAAACGACAACTTCCGTGAGCTATACAGCTCGTTAGGCTTAGGCGAAAGACTGACATTTATCGGATTAGATGACACTCCAGATGCATATGCAGGATACGAAAATGCTATCCTTGCGGTAAATCCCACAACTGACGGTCTTGCTTTTAAACAAATCGTTGGCGGTCAGGGAGTTAGTGTTGATAACCGAGCTACTGAAGTACGTATTTCATCCTTGTTCTCACAGGTAGTTGGAGACCCTAGTCCTTCACTAGGCGGTGATTTGAGTGCTTACTCCGGTGGTGATTATCATAAGATCATCAACGTCCAAGATCCTCAACTCAATGCTAGACCCGACGAAGTTGTAAACAAAAAATATGTAGATACAAAACTTTCCAGAGCAGGTGTTGATGCCGTAGATCCTGCAACTGGTGCTCCAAACATTGCGTTCGGTCGTATGACAGGTCCGTTGATTCTGTCTCGCAGTCCTGAACCAGATGACGATGCAGTGTATGGCGGTCTTATTGCTGCCACTAAGGCATATGTTGACGGATCTGCTTTCGGTAGTAGCGCAAACCTATATGTTTCAACTACTGGTGCAGACCAAAGAACCGGCGTCAGCGATCAACTTCAAGGTCGTGCGTTGGCCTACGCTTATCGTACTATTGAAGCAGCATTGAAACGTGCTGAAGAATTAATGCTCCAATCACGAAATGATATTGGACCTTACAAGAAACTATTAACATATAATAACAGACAGGGATATTGTACACTAGCATCCATCGACACAGCACCAGATTCTGGTAATGGGTTCGTTGGTGTGGTTTATATGAGTGTTGATACTGTAACTATTAACAGAGTAGGTGCTAACTATAACGTCGGTGACATTATTACATTAGCGACCGGTACAGGAACTCCGGCCAGATTAGAAGTATTATCAACTCTTACATCTCCAGGCGGATTGGTAACATTTAGAGTTATTAGCCAAGGTCTATATACTGTTCTGCCAACTGTAGGCTCTAACGGTGTTACAACAACAACTAACAGCAGCATCAGCCATGCAGACCCTGCTACCAATGCCAGTTTCGATATAACCTATAAAGTAAACAAAATAACAATTTCAAACGGAGGAACTGGCTACGGCCTAGTTTCAGTTAGAATCGTTGGTGGTGGTGGAACTGGCGCATTCGGTACCGCTGATATTACCAACAGCGTTATTACCAGTGTTACTGTTACTGATCCTGGATCAGGGTTTACTTCTCTACCTACGGTACAGGTAAATCTTCCAAGATTCTACATTTATACAGCAGGTTATAGAACAGACTATACCGGCGATGTAACCACAGATACCCCAACAGCTTTCCGTGGTCGAGATATCAGAGAAGGTTTATATATCAAGGGTGAAACATCCGGTGCGTTGGCACAGATTTTATCACACGATGGTAGTCTTGACAGTCTCGGAAATGAGATTTTTGATGTCGATGTACAGTACGGCAGTTTTCAAATCGGTGAAGCATTATCATATGGTGATGTAACTAAAATAGATCAGATCACTGTTTTCGTCGAAAGTGGTATCTATGAAGAAAACTATCCTTTAAAAGTTCCGCAAAACGTTGCTGTTATGGGTGACGAGTTTAGAAGAACATTAGTAAAACCAAAACCAGGAACCAGTGCAAGCCCATGGGCTTTCCAAAAGTTCCGTAGAGACTTAACTATCGGTCAATATACCAGTGGTACCACTTCAGATGAACTAACAATCGCAGATCGATTATTTGGATATCATTATCTAAGTGATTCTTCAGCACCAGTGTATCCACGAATAGCTAACAAAGGATTCTATAATTCAGCAGCGGCTCTTGTGAAATTAAACAAATCATTCTTACAAGAAGAAATCATTGCTTGGATGAATGCACAAGTAGAAAATAATATAGCCCCGTTTACTAATAGTTTTAGATACAATCAAATTTTATTTAAACGAGACATTGGTCTGATTATCGATTCGATAATATTTGATTTGAAATACGGTGAATATAATCGAACTATATCAACAGGTTTAAAATATTATCAAACTGCTGAAGGGCAAACAGCCATCACAACTCAGCTGTCTCAAACACTCACAGCTATTGAACGATTGAACTATTTGTTACAACGAATCATTCTCAATCAAGATGTCGGAACCATATACAATGAGATATTCCCACAAATTATTGACGAAGCATTTACTTCAGAAGTTGGTTCGGGAACTGTAGTCGGTCTGTTAATTACCACGCTAAAAGATGTCATCGATGGATCAGGAAGCGTAAACTATCCAAAAGAAAACGACACCCTTGACGTGTTCTTGTGTAACGATGCCACAATGATTCGTCGCATTACCTGTCAAGGTCACGGCGGCTTTATGATGGTACTTGATCCGGCAGGACAAATTCTTGCCAAGTCACCGTACTGTCAAGAATCGGCAAGCTTCTCCAAGAGCACTGGTGTACAGACATTTGCCGGTGGTATGTTTGTTGACGGATTTACTGGTAACTTGCAGTTCCAAGTTATATCAAAGAGTTCTAATACACGTCTTAGCATCGGTGGGTTGGATCGTAGACCAAACTTGCCATGTAGCTTTATTATTTCAGATACTGTATATCGTGTAAACTATGTTAGAGATTATACCTACTCAGCAAGCGGTTCAACTGCTACACTTATTCTAGACGACACTACTCCGTTTACGTTACCTATATTCACATACAATCAATCGATTTGTAATCGTGACGTTGGGTTGGTCGTCGACGGGTTAGGATATGACATTGTCTTCGGTACTAACTATAATGCTCGAAAAGCAGCATTATTGTATCTAGAAGCCAATGCATCTGTGGTATTGAGCACACAAAAAGAACTAACTATTGCTGGTTTCAATACTGCTCACGATTTAGCCACAGCGGCTCTTACCAGCAATGCCGTAGTAACCGGCTACGATTATACCACAGCAAAGGCCACAGTAACAGCTAGCAAGAGCACATTCTCTGCAGTTATCGGTGGTGGAGCATATTACACACCTACATTGGTACTACCAAACCCATCCGGCCTATCAACTAACTTGGCCAGTGCCAAAACGCTGTTATTGGCCAATATTGATTTTATCGTTGACGAAGTTAATGCATGGGTGGCTGCACAGGTCAGTGGAAATATATCTCCGTTTACCAGCGCATTTACATATAGTTCAACAGACTTAAAACGAAAGATTCGATATTCAACCGAGGCCCTTGCCTACGATTTAGTCTACGGTGGAAATCAAATGACTCGGGGTATTGGACTAAGTTACTATGACGGCGTTGGTGATGCTATTACTTTACAGATACCTTCCGGATCAGAAACAAAATATTCTGCCGCGGTTGCCTATGCAAAATATCTAGCAAAACAGGTTATACAAAATCTAGCGCCTGCTGCAACATATTCAGCTACTCCTAGAGTCACAGGCACAGCAGCGACAGCAACGGAAGCAGCAACTATTGAAACATTGATGTCTGCGGTTTCAGCGACTATCACTGGCGGTGTAGGTTCTGCTCCATCATTGACACTTCCAAGTCTTACTGCATATTCTTATACCACTGTTCTAAAAGGTGCAAGAACTGCGCTACAGTCAGCTAAGTCCAGCATACAGACAGGGGTAATCAGCTACATCAATAGCAATGCTAACTTGTATGAACTGCTGATGCCTGGTAATAGATCTATGTTGTCAAACGACTTTACACAGATCGCTGACATGGGCTACGGTGTTATTGTTACCAACGGCGGCTTAACTGAAGCTGTGTCAATGTTTACCTACTACTGCCATATTTCATACTACTCGTTAAATGGTGGTCAGATTCGTAGTATTGCAGGTTCAAGCGCACACGGAAAGTATGCGTTGGTAGCACAGGGATCGGATCCATTGGAAGTTCCTACTCCTTGTACACTATGGCAAGATCTATCTCAAAGAGTTGACTGTTACTATCCAAGCCCCAGCTATGCTAACACCGCAGGCGGATTATATGTCTATGTAACAAACTACAATACACCACCTCTTAACAACTCAGAGCTCGAAGTTGATCATGGCAACGGTTTAGTATATCGTTATCCTGTTACTTCTGTAACCACCACAGGCTATCCAACTGGCGTGGCTAGACTGAACTTGACCAGCGACACATCCGGTAACTTCGATGGTCTATATGGTGTTATCAGTGATGGCACCAAGATGACTTTGAGATCCAACTCTCAAGTTATT